CTAGCTGATACTATTGACGTGAACAATCAAACCATTGATCGTATTCTTCGTAATCAAGAAGAAATTAGAGAACTCGTTAGTAATCTAAATCAATCAAATAGAAATGCTGAACAAAGATTGAATGAATTAAGACAGATTTTTGCAGAGCACGATTTATCCAACCTAGCACTTGAAAGACCTGGTCTAATAGAAAGAAGAATTAATGATGCTACCCAAAACATTTTTGATGATCTTGAGTGCATTACTGATCCTCAGTGCATGCTCTCCGACGAGTGAAGCAACTCCAAGAACAGTAACGGAAACAAGGTTTATTGAAAGGGATATTCCCATTCAACCACGTCCCGCACCTGTGAATCTTAATGATGTAGCTTGGACTATTTTGACACAACAAAACATCAATGAATTTGCAAGACAGTTTGAATCTAATCCAGATGCTGTGTTTGTAGTAACTGATATGAATGGTTACCAAAATCTTGCTTTAAATATGGCAGAATTAAGAAGATATATAGAACAACAACAAAGTCTTATTGTGTATTATGAACAATCTATTACTCGTGGTTGGCAAAGCAATATTACTTACAGCCCTCAAACGCTGAGATAAGTTTTCTTATATAATAAAATCAGAAATTAGTTTTACTCTGTGTAATTTCACAGGGTAGAATTTTTTAGTCAAAAATCCGGAGGAATGCATGTTAGCTAAAGATAAAAACACAAGAACGTTAATGAGTGAAACAAAGTTTTATGAAGGTTATTCCAGATGGGATGAAGATAAAAATAGATACGAGACTTGGGAAGAATCCGTAGAGCGTGTCATGAATATGCATAGAGAATTCTATGCTGATAAAATGACCGATAAATTATCTAATATGATAGATAAAGCTGAAAAGGCTTACAAGCAAAAGCATATTCTTGGCGCGCAGAGGGCGCTTCAGTTTGGGGGTGAACAACTTCTTAAGCATCACATGAAGCTTTACAATTGTACTTCTTCTTATGCTGATAGACCAGAATTTTTTGGTGAGTATTTCTATATTCTTTTGTGTGGAGCAGGCGTGGGATTTTCGGTTCAGAAGCACCATGTAGCAAAACTGCCAGATATTGCTGAACGTAAAAAGCAAGCTAAAGGATATGTCGTAGAAGATTCCATTGAAGGCTGGGCTAATGCACTTTCTGTTCTTATGTCTTCATATTTTAAAGAAAATAGTGCATTTCCGGAGTTTGAAGGAAGAAAAGTTTACTTTGATTTATCAAACATTCGTCCTAAAGGGGCTAAAATATCAGGCGGATTTAAAGCACCAGGGCCAGAAGGTCTTCGTCGAGCACTAGACAAAATTGAACATCTGATTCAAGGATTGGTTCTCAAGGGAGAGACTCGTTTGCGGCCCATCCACATTTATGATATTTGTATGCATACCGCGGATGCTGTTTTGTCTGGTGGTGTCCGTCGGTCAGCTACAATTTGTCTTTTCTCCCCAGACGATGAAGAAATGATGAATGCAAAAACGGACAACTGGTTTATTGAAAATCCTCAACGTGGAAGATCAAATAACTCTGCAGTCATTGTTAGAGACGAAATTTCACTAGATCAATTCCTGGGGTTCATGGACGCAATCAAACAGTTTGGTGAACCTGGATTTTACTTTGTTGATGATAAAGACTTCACGACGAATCCATGTTTTTCTGGGAATACTTTAGTTGCAATTGCTAATGGAGACAATAAAGCTACAATTAAAGAATTAGCAGAAATGGATAAACCGTTTCCAGTTTATTCGGCAAAAATTAATAGTAAAGGCAAATGGAAAGCAGAAATTAAAACTGCCATTGCATTTAAAACTGGAACTAGAAAAACCATTAAGGTAACGTTGAATGATGGCACTTCTTTCCGATGCACCCCAGAACACAAACTTGCCATTCCGGGTGGTCATTACATTCAAGCTAAAGATAGTTTGAATATTGAACTTGAGGGGTTCTTCACTCACAAAGAAAAGAACTATAGATTAATTAATAGCTTCTCAAATGGTTATTCAAAACAGCATAGACTTATTTGGGAATATGAAACTGATGATATAATCCCCAAGGGATATGCTATTGATCACATTGAATCGGGGTCTACTGATCACATTGAAAATCTTCAATTGTTAACTGTTGATGAACATAATGCAAAAACTTCTAATGAAAGAAGGGGTGAAAGAAATCCGGTTCATAGAATAAAAGACATGAAAAAGTGGAAACAAAACATGTCCAATAAAAGATTCTTAGAAAGTAACGGAAGATTTTCAGGTATTACTAATGAAGAATTGATTAATAATGCCAGACTACTAAAGAAAAATGGAATGTCTATCACCTTTGAAAATCTTAAACTTCTAGATTCAAGATCACCATTGTCATTTAGTAAGAATAGATTTGATGGCAATATCCAAAATCTTAGAGATATTATTGACAATGTTAAAGAGTATGTTGAACCAAAAAGAGCAGAAAAAATTGAAAATAATGATACTCCAAATTCATATTCCAATCCTATTGTGGTTTCTATTGAAGAGGGAGTTGAAGAAGATGTTTATGATTTAAAGGTAGAAGATAACTCAAATTTTTATATCCTTGTCGATGGCGATGAAAACTATATGAATTCTAAAGGAATTCTTGTTCACAACTGTGTTGAGATTGGTATGTATCCCCAGCTTGATGGTAAAAGTGGTTGGCAAGGTTGTAACCTTACAGAGATTAATGGTGGGGCGTGTAATTCAGAAGAAGAATTTCTAGAGTACTGTGAAGCAGCTGCAATTCTAGGAACTCTTCAGGCTGGTTATACTGATTTCAAATATTTAACAGATGTGTCTAAAAAGATCTATGACCGTGAAGCTCTTCTTGGTGTTTCCATTACTGGTTGGATGAATAACCCAGACGTTCTTCTAGATGAAAAGGTTCAACGTAAGGGCGCAAAAAAGGTTCTGGCTGTAAATGAAAAAGTTGCAGCCATGATTGGAATCAATCCTTGTGCTCGTGGTACTTGTGTAAAACCATCGGGTAACGCTTCAGTTCTTCTTGAAACGGCTTCGGGCATTCACGGAGAGCATTCCCCATTTTACCTACGCAATGTTCAGCTTAATAAAGAATCAGAAGTTGTTCAACTTATCTTGGAGAAAAATCCATACATGGTGGAGGAATCTGTGTGGTCAGCTGGTGGAACAGATTTCGTTGTATCATTCCCCGTGATTTCACCCAAAGATTCTTTTTATAAGGATGAACTAATGGGAGTTGGACTGCTTGAAAAGGTTAAGCTGGTTCAACAGAATTGGGTTGAATATGGTACACGCAAAGAAGCTTGTGCAGATGAAAGAATCCGGCACAACGTATCTAATACAGTGACTGTTCCAGATTATGCATGGGATGATGTGGGTAAGTACCTATATGAAAATCGTAAATATTTTGCTGGTGTTTCATTCCTATCTGATATCGGTGACAAGGATTTCAATCAAGCTCCTCTTACAACAGTCCATACTCCTAAAGAAATCATTGCCAAATATGGTCAGGGTGCATTGTTTGCATCTGGGTTGATCGTAGACACCAAAAGAGGTTTTAACGATTTGTGGGAAGCATGTTCTGTTGCTGTGAATCATTCGGATCAAAACTTGGGTGAAGATTTTGATAACCGTAAAGATTGGATTAGACGCTTTGTGAAATTCGCTAATAATTACTTCAATGGTGATCTTAAACAAACTGAATATTGTTTGAAAGATGTTTATCTTTCTCATAAGTGGTCAAAAATCCAACAGAACCTAGTGGACATTGATTTTGTAGAAGAACTTACAGAAAAGAAGTTCACCGATGTTGATACACTTGGTGCCATCGCTTGTTCTGGTGGATCATGTGAAATAACCTTTTAAGGAGTAGAAATGGACTTTGGGGTACAATTAGTTAAAAAATATGTTAGCATAGAATATGATGATGAAACACAATCAAATTTAAGACAACGGTGTAATGAGAATGGCTTTGATTTAACTTGGAAATTTAATGGTGAAAGACAGGCTGTTGAAGATTATAATTTTCACACCATCATTTTCTATACTAAAAGTCTTCATGCTCCTGGGTCTATTTACGAGCCTGTGTATGGTGAAAACCGAGCTACAATGTGGGAGCTTCTTGGTAAAGATAAAGAAATTCCCACTGTAAGAGTATTTGGCCCAGAATTAATGAAGCTAAGAAGAAAGTTCTATGATAAAGGATATAGAGATGAATGGCCAAAATATAGACCGCATATCTCTATATCCTATTCGCCTATAGTTCCTGTCGTCAATACTATACCATTGCCGGCATTTCCCCTAAGATTTGACCGATTAAAAATAAAGGATCTAATTGAATGATAAAGCAATCTCAAAAATGCTCAATTTGCGAGACAAAATATGCAGTAATTCACAATGAAGAAGAAGAATTCATTTACTGTCCTTTCTGTGGAGAAGATATTACCAATGAAGAAAATGAATTGGATATGGGAATTGAATATGATGAATAAATACCTTCATGTGGTATTACGAAAACAAACCTTTCACTCCAATAGATGAGGATATAAAAGATTTTGTAGGATTCGTGTATCTGATTACCGACAAATCTAATGGTAAGAAATATGTAGGTAAAAAGTTATTTTGGAGTAAAATCAAAAGACCACCACTAAAGGGTAAGAAACGTAAAAGAGTTAGCACTGTACAATCAGATTGGATGAAATATTATAGCTCCAACGGAATAATCATGGAAGGTGCTAAAGAAGACCCAGATCGTTTCCATCGAGAAATTCTTCACTTTTGTAAGTCTAAAGGTGAATTATCTTACATGGAGTTAAAAGAACAGATGGATAGGGGTGTACTTTTCTCAGAAGACTATTATAATGGCATTATACAGGTTAGAATTAATGCCTCACATGTGAAGGGTATGAAAAATGAGTAAAACCTTTTGGATTTTATATCTTGTGATTGCTGTTCCAGCACTATGGTTCGGCTTGATTGTAGCTGGTTATGGTGGCGTTGATCCCGCAATACAAGCAATTATGGAGACCTTTAAATAATGGTTCTGATAGATTTTAATGGGATTGTGATCTCAAATATTGTAACACAAAAAATTGGTGCTGATGAGAATCTCATTCGCCACATGATTCTTAATTCATTGCGTATGTACCGCAAAAAATTCCAGAAATATGGAGAGATGGTTATCGTTGCAGATGGTGGTGGTAACTGGCGTAAAGATGTTTTTGATCTTTATAAAGCCGCCCGTAAAAAGAACCGAGATGAATCTAAATTAGATTGGGATGGCATTCTCAAGATCAAGCAGAAGATCCAAGACGAGATTAAAGAGCACTTTCCTTACCGGGTAATGCATGTCTGGGGTTGTGAGGCTGATGATGTAATTGCAGTTCTTACTCAAGAAACTCAAAGCTTTGGAAAGTATGAAGACGTAATAATTGTGTCGTCCGATAAAGACTTTGTGCAATTACAGAAGCAAGGTAATGTACAACAATTTTCACCATTCACCAAAAAGTTTATCAAAGACGACCATTCAGACGAAACGCTATTTGAGCATATAGTCAAAGGTGATGGATCAGATGGAGTTCCAAATATTTTGTCTCAAGACGATGTGTTCATGGTGGATGGAGTTCGACAAAAATCTGTTTCTAAAAAGTTTCTATCTGAGCTTTGGGAGGCATATCCCAATCTAGAAACTGTCCTTGATAAAGAACAGCTCGACAAATTTAACCGCAATAAAAAACTGATTGATCTATCAGAAATTCCAGAAGATGTGAAAGAGAATATTATAAATATTTACGGAAAAACCAAAGTCGTGAAAGGCAAAGGTAAGATTCTGAAATATCTGGTTAAAAATAAGTGTACTCAATTAGTTGACAAAATTCAGGAGTTCTGAATGAAATATGTATTTGAAGTGATTGAAGAGGCCGGAAGTAAACGGTCTGTTAAAGATAAAGTAAAAGTGCTTAAAGATAATGAATCTATGGCTCTTAAAAACATTCTTGCCGGAACATTTAATGATCGGTATGAGTGGTTAGTGCCTGAAGGAAAAGTTCCATTCACCCCATGTGAAGAACATAACACACCCTCTAATCTACTTAAAAAGTTTGATCTTCTCAAGTTCATCGTAAAAGGTGGGCCTGGAGAAAAAGTAGGTTCCATTAAAAGAGAAACAATCTTCATTGGGCTATTGGAATCCATCCATCCAAAGGATGCTGAATTAGTAATTAACATGATAAATGATGAAAGACCAAAAGGCCTTTCTGAAAAGGTGATTAAAGAGGCATTCCCGGATCTGTTGAAATAACTAGATAATGATCAAAAACAAGAAAAGAGTAACCGGAGAATGCCTTCACAAGAAGGTTCTCCGGTTTTTTACTTTCCAAAGGAGAATAAAAATGATCAATACTCAACTAGAAGAATTGCAAGCGGATTCTGCTAACCTTTCTGCATTTGCTGAACAGCTTAAGAAAGAAGGCAATAATGATTTATACAAAAAGGTTAAAGCTAAAAAGGAATTTCTAGATGAGTATATTAAAAATAGATCAAATGACTCAATTTTGTTTACATAACTGAAATGATTCAATGTAAGATTTGTAAGAAAACCTTTAAAAATTACAATTCATTATCCAAACATCTTCATAATTCTCATGTAGATGTAATAAAAGAAGAGTATTACAAATCTTACATTAATGAAGTTCCATCAATTTGTAATTGTGGCAAAAAGAAAAAATTTAGAAATTTGGGTGAGGGATATAGAACGTATTGCTCTGTTAAATGTAGAGACAAATATGGTACTCATAATAGAGCATATTGGACCGGAAAAAAAACAACCCCAGACGATGATTGATAAAAGAAGAAAAACCCTAGAAAAAAATCATGGAGTAGTTTGTGGGTTTATGGTTAATGATTATGCGGGAGAATACTATAAAGGTTTTTATTGTAGATCTTCATATGAAAAAATGTTTTTAGATTTTGCAGATCAATATGGCTATATAGTTTCTAAAGCACCAACAATAAAATATGAGTTTAATGGGAAAGTTAAATTATTTTCCTGATTTTTATTTGCCAGATTTAGATCTTATTATTGAAATTAAATCAACTTGGAC